TGTCGAGTAGGAAGAATGGAAAAAGTTATGTGGAGTGTTTGCTTGATTGCTATTTCTCATTTGGTGTTCGCAGTCTTGCAATAATTCAACTCATAACATATACACTATATAGTATATGTTCAAATCAATTTTAGTAATATCCGATCTTCACATACCTTACCATCACAAAGATAGTTTCAAATTTTTAAAAGCAATCAAGAAAGAATTTAAACCTGACTTTATTTTAAACATTGGAGATCTATTAGATTTCCACGCAATCAATCTTCATACCCACGATCCTGATTTATATTCTGCCGGACATGAATTAAGCGAGTCTATTAAACACATTAAAGAACTTGAATCTATTTTTCCTAAAATGGTTGAGGTCGAATCTAATCACTCCAGCTTGGTTTATCGAAGAGCATTAAAATATGGAATGAGTAGATCGTTCTTAAAAGATTATGGAGAATTTTTAGGAACAAAGAAATGGAAATGGGTTGATGATCTAACCCTTAAAATGAGCAATAAACAGAAGTGTTTTTTTACACATGGAAGAAGTGCTGATATATTAAAGGTTTCTCAAACAATGGGTATGTCAGCAGTACAGGGCCATTATCATACCAAATTCTTAATAAGCTACTGGGCTAATCCAAACAACTTATTCTTTGCCATGAACGTAGGATGCTTGGCGGCACAAAAGCACATGGCCTTTGCTTATGCAAAGAATTTTAGAACAAGATTTATTATGGGTTCTGCTATTATTTTAAACGGTATTCCTAGATTGCTTCCTATGGTATTAAATAAACATGGAAATTGGATTAGAGATATAGTATGAATAGAAAAGAGCGTTTTAACCTTACAAAGTGTTTAAATGGCACTTTAAACGAACAGAGAGGCACAGAGAGTGCTTTGGAAGAACAAAGTGGAGGAAGCCATTATACAAAGCTTAAAATACAGCCGATTGAATACATAGTAGCCAATAAGCTTAATTTTATAGATGGAAATATTGTAAAATATGCAACGAGAAGAAAAGATGGCGAAACAGATAAAGAACGATATGATAAGATTATTCATTATGCCAAGCTGGGAAAGGAATTAAAATAATGTGGTTGAATTTATTAGGATTAGGGATTAAGACAGGTGCAAAAATTTACGCAAACAATAAAGCTACCAAAGTTTTAGAATCAGAAGCAAAAAGAAAACATTATGAAAAAATGGCTAGTGGAGAAATTGAATATAAAGGTCAAATCCTTAATTCACAAGACAAAGGATTTAAAGATGAATTTGTCCTTATTCTTGTCAGTTTGCCTATCGTTCTACTGGGTTATTCTGTTTTCTCTGACTCTCCTGACATTCGTGAACGAATAGATTTATTTTTTGAATATTTTAAAAATCTTCCACTCTGGTATCAGCTTTTATTTGTAGGAATTTGCAGTGCAATTTATGGACTTCGTGGTGCTGATATAATGAAAAGGAAATAACAATGTTAGGATTAGAAACAATATTTAAAAAAAAAGAATCAAAATTCAAACCTGAAATAGATGCGGTTATTACACAATTGGAAATTGCTATGGAAAGTATACATAGTCCTCTTGGTCATTTTTTGAGTTTAGTTTTTATAGATGAAAAACCATCTTTCCCAAAAGTTAATGAATGGATAGTGAGATTAAATAACCATACTGAATTTCAGGTGGTTGGTCATAGTTATTCCTACAAAGAAATTACCAACAAAACAGATATAAAAGGTTTAGAAGTTACTAAACATTAAATATGTTAATCCCAGCAATAAACCCAAAAGACCTAAACCAAATAAAAACATCATAACCCTTGTCAATTCTTTTTGATTTTCCAATCTTTCGTATTTACCTTTGTTGTTAAGATATAAATAGTTCATATTTTATTTTACCACGAGGGAGGCTAGAACGAATCTCCTTGTTAATTTATGCCTCCCAAGTGGATTCCGAAAGGTCGCTAGACCGGTACGGAATTCTGTTACCACAAGGGCGACTACAACATATGGGTGATCCTCCGTTTAATAAATGTCGCCCTCATGGATTCCGAAAGACTTACTCAGCCGATACGGAATTCTGTAATTTTTTTAATAAATAATTATGCCTATTCGTGCAATATTCGCAATAATTACAAGCATGATTACTGTATTTTTTTCGTGCTTTTTCTATTATTGTATTTAGTCTTTTATTTATAAGATAATTTTTATATATATTTATGAATTTTTCATAACTTATATTATCCTCTATTACATATGTAGGAGAGTTTTTAGAAAATTTAATAGTTCTAGCAAAAATACGAGTAACTGTTTTTCTTTTATTTTTTGGATTTGGCTCTACTTGAATATAATGTTTATTTGATATTTCCATTACCCTCCTTGCTTACCCGCAAGTTTCGTTTGGATATTTAATTCTGTTTGCCTCATGCTTGAATATCTTTCCAAATTAAAGTAGTGCATTTTGGCTTTTAACTTTTCTTTTACTGCACTCGCATATTGATTAACTATATTTTTATAATCGGGATTATTCCTTGCTTTGTTGTCAGCTTTTTTATCGGTCAGCTTATCAACACTGTTAGCCTGTTCTTGATTAATAAGATTTCCAAGTATGGCTTTTTTACCCTCCTCTAAAATGATTTCTTTTTCTTCACATTCAGCCCACTTGTTACTTGCTTCTTCCATGAGCTGATAGGCTTTACCGGCATTGAGTTCATCGAGTTTTAAGATTGGCATTTTATCCTTTCTTTATATGGTTTATAAAATTTACTATTTTTATTTTTAATGGAATAAATCCCATTATTCTTGTGCAAATTAAAATACGCAAGATGGAGTCCAAGTTGATTGTATGAATTTTCATTTAACATTCTTGCGATTACAAAATCTTTTAAAAGTATTTTTGTTTCCAAATCGGTAATTTTGGTTTGTGATTTTAGGTCAATGCTTGTGAATTCTTTAATTTGTCTTAATGCTTTTTTTTTATTAAACATATTATCTCCTATGGATAGTTTAACATTTCCTTTTCTTCTTTTTTCATATCAGAAATAGTTTGTTCAAGCCCTGTGATTTTAAGATTAAGTTCCCCATTATATTTTTGATGGGCTTCGTGCATTTCATCCTTTCTTTTTATCTCAAAATACAAGGCTTGATTCTCCTCATTTTTTAAATCGAGTTCTTTTCTGACTTTTTCCAACTCGTTTTTTAACCAAGTGGTTTGATCGGTCATAATTAGAAAGGAATCGGATCATCAAATTCCTCCTCTTCTTCTTTTACAATAGGTTGGTTGGTTTGTATAGGTGGTGCTTTAGCTTCTATTGTATGAGTATCAACTGTTTGCGTGGGTTGAGGTTGGGGTTGCACAGGCGGAACTTGTATCTTTTTCATTCCATCTATTGCACCTGATTTATAGGGCCTTACCATATAAAGATTAAACACTTGTTCTGTGTCTTGACCATATTTAGTTTCTTTTGCTTCTTGTATTTTACTACCCCATTTTAACACATACCCAGCCCTTACATAAGCTTGTACTTCAGGTGTTTTATACCAATTCATTACTTCCGATAATCCATAGAGTTTGCTGGTCAGACTACACATGAATTTAGCTTTAGTAGATGGTGCTTGGTATTCAAAACTAGGACTCTTTTTACCAGTTTCGTATAACTTTAATTGTAGCCCACAAAAGGGCATATCATATTTATTATTTACCATTTTTTTTACTCCTTAATTGATTATACTCGACTTGCCTTTTTTTAAAATCTTCCTCGACTCTATTCAAATACTTACAAGCTTTAAATGCTTTTAAATATTTAGGACTCATTTTAAAATATCTTAAACTTACATCTTTTGCTTCTTCTTTAGGAACATTTAAAACAGCGATATAATCTATTTTATGTTCTGATGAATCCTCGCAAAGTTTTCTGTAAGTTTCTAATTGAATTGGCATATCAAAATAAAAGTCTTTTGATGTTTTAATATCCAATATTCCCTTTTTACCTTTCCATTTAGGATGTGTAACCAAAAGGTCTAGTGTTCCACAAACATCAAGGTCAGGACTATACATTGATTTTTCCACAGCTAAAACTGTAAAACCTGAATGATCCCAATATGCTTTAAACTTTTCAAACATTTTTTTTAAAGGTTTAGTTTCAGGAGTTATAACTGTTTTTTTAGTAATATAATCCTCTGCCAATTTATGAAGATTAGAACCTATGGTTCTTGCTTCTTCCTTAATGTTTTTAGTTTTGGCTTTTAAGTCATCAATGAATTGCTGTGCAAAGTCTATTGGTTTGCCATCTACTTTGAATTTATAGTTTAAAGCTTCATAGACGCAATTTTCTGACCACCACATCAAAGCACCCTTGCCTGACCTTTCTCCAATTAAAGAAGTAACTCCTTTTTTAGGTTCTCCATTAACCTTATATCTATATCTCCCACCTCTAGGATTAAACTCAATAAGGTTTCCATTCTTATCTTTAGCTTTAATAATCATTATCCCCTCCCATTAATTAATTTACGATCTTTAAATGGTTCAAAGAACCACATCAAATCGGTTTCAGTTAGTTCACAAAATTTCCATAGTTTTAATGAACTTATTTGGTTCGTTCCTTTTTCGTACTTCTGTACTTGCTGAAATGTGACTCGAAGCATACGAGAAATTTTAGTTTGGGTAAAACCCAAGCTTAACCGCCTCTCTCGAAGTTTTAAACCCATCACAGTAGTAAATATTTTTTCATTATCCTCTTCTGAATAATTATTAAATTTATCTAAAACTGCTTCGATCTGCCTAGCACACTCTCTCGGTGTTACCAGTGTTCTCGGTTTTGTTTCCATAAAACCACCATTCTCCTTTCTGCTTTTTTGTTAATTGATTAAATGCTTTCTTAAAGCATTGACTACATAAAAAATAATTATCCCATAATGAATTAGATTCACTATTGAAATAACCTAGCTTTTCATGTTCGGTTTGGCATCTAGCACAATACATTGTTAATTTTTTAATTAAGGACACTATGGCCTCTGTTTGTTAAACAATTTTTAACCAAAGTCTTTTCCAAATCTTTTTTCTTATCAGGTAGCCATAATAGACTCGGTCTAATATACCAATTGAATACAGTGGTATTGGCTTTATTTAAAAAGTTAGAATTTTTTAATGCTATTGCTCGGCAAGTTTCAAGGTCATCATTGTATCTGTAAGCAACATTCTTTCCATCAAGCCCTCTGTGATCTACAATGGGAGAATATGCACAAGCCGAAAGTAGGGTGCAAAGTAGCCCTGTCATCCATATTTTTTTTATCATAATTATCTCCTTTTATTTAATTACCGGCTTTTAGTACCATGTCAGATTCATGAAACTTGTCATGAATATTGACAGCCATCTGTCTTTTTTTCTGACGCAAAGCAATCAATTTTTCTTCGGTCTTTTTATATTTATCCAAGACCTTTTGGTATTGCTGATTTGCCAAGAGTTCTTTCTTGTCCATTATCAATTCTCCTTTTTCTCATTGATATAATCTGATTGGTCTTTCAGATATTCTGCCACATGGTTTCCCATAAGGTTGTGTCCAGAATTTTGTTTTATTAATTCAATATCTCCAAAGGTTGTGTTACCTCCAAAGATTCTTTTAAAATGCTTTGAAAAAGCCTTTATTACATTTTCTTTAGGTTTTAAGTTCATATTCTCTCCTCTTGTTTCCAATTCCATTTTTTTGCTAATTTTTCAATTTGACGTTTGGCTTCTTTTTTTGTCTTATAAACTTCTCTTGCCCAAGTAATAGGCATTAAATATTTTCCATCTGGAGTATGGGCAAAAGTTTCCCATTTATTATCCCAAGTTTTTCTCACTCCATATTCTTTGACATTTAGAAAATTCATAGTTCCTTACATTCGTTAAGTGTTTTTTTATTTGCTGGGAAATATTTATCTCTTTCTATTGGTAATCCCATCTGTCCTCTAAAAT